CAACAACAACGGCTGTTAAGCTACTACCAGGTGAGCGACCTAAGCATGGTGTTGTTTACACCGTTATCGAGGGTAGCATGACTTACCTAGAAGGGTGGGAAGTTGTGTTGTACGATGACGATGGTACTAGTAATCCCTTCTTTGTACGTGTTAATGGACTACCTATGCTCGGCTTCGAACGTGCTTCTATTACGTTAAGTAACCTAACCTACGAGCCTGAACAGACAGCTACACCAACACCTATACAGTCCGATGAACAGATCAAGCGTAGCTTACCAGTGGGGACACGAGTTAGGCTGACTAGTTGCTTACGGGGATATTTTGAGGGTTTACGAGTAGGTGATGAGGGACACATAGCCGAGCAAGACGGTACTAACATGCCTAGGCTGTGGCTTTATCGTTTAAAAGAACTGTACTACGTTCACATTGAAGACTTCGAAGCCATCCCAGTTACGTCACCAGCTAAGGTGACACAGGACAACCTAGCTTTTGGACAGGTCTATAAACTATTAGACGATACCGCTGCTGCCGCTAATCCAGGGGACCTGTTGGTACTTAAACGTAACGATGGATCAAACTGTCCTTTCTTCTACAACCTATCTACGCCCACGGACATGACATGTGCTTGGCTGCACTGTCTGGTAGCTGTTAATGTTATTGAATCTATGGAGTCTAAGGAGTTAACGTCATGAACAACCAACAAGTGTTCGATAAAGTATTGAATGGACTACGCAAGCAAGGCTGTATAAGCGTTGACAAGAACGGTGATTGTATGTATCGTGGTGTTAATGACACGAAGTGTGGTATAGGTATGCTGATAGCTGATGAGCACTACCACGAGAGCTTAGAAGAGAGCAGTGTATTCGAGCATAGTGTCGTAGAAGCTCTGTCTCTTAGCGGCATAGACACAGATCATGACCTGCTAGTCCGTATACAAAATAGTCTACACGACAACTACTCAAGCGAACTACAAAAAGACGGCAACATAAAAGAGTACCCAGCATGGTTAGAACATCAAGCTAAATACTTAGCTACTACCTTTAACTTAAACTACAGTGAGACTACATCATGAAAACTATAGGCAAACCTTATCCACCAACACCGATCACACCTGAGTACACAGATGGTGAAGTTACATTCAGCATGACGTTCAAGGAAGCAGCTGCGCTACATGCTGTGCTGGCGTGTACTAACCAACAGGTACTACATCACAACTTAACAGATGAAGGTGTAGAGCTGTTACGTGGTGTGTACGCCGTAACAGACCAGTTAGTCCGTACTAGCGGGCAGTACTGGACACACGCCACAGACATACCGGATGAGTACATAGACGTTATAGACTACAAGGGGGTAGCTGGATGACTGACACGCACCAGCCATGCACAGACTGCGGCTCTAGTGACGGGCTACAGGTTAACGAAGATGCGTCAACATTCTGTCATGTCTGCCGTCAGTACACTAGAGATGCTGACGTACCAACAACTAAGAAGCAGGAGACTAAGACAGTGACATCATTCAGTAAGTTAACAGTTGAGCCTAAGTCGATACCAGATAGAGGGTTTAGCATACTAGACACCAAAGCATACGGTGTCATCACAGTAGGTAACGAAGTTAACTTCCCCTACTACAACGAGTCAGGTGAGCTGGTAGCCTATAAAGTTAGACGACCTGATAAGTCAATGCACAGCACCGGCAGCATCAAGGAAGCTGTGTTGTTCGGACAGCAACTGTTCAATCGTGGCTGTGCTAAGATGATAACGATAGTGGAGGGTGAGTACGATGCCTTAGCCAGCTATCAAATGCAGGGTAGTAAGTACCCAGTAGTGTCTATAAAGAACGGAGCTAGCGCAGCATTGAAGGACTGCAAAGACAACTACGAGTATCTTAACTCCTTCGATAAAATCTACATCAACTTCGACAGCGATGAGCCTGGACAGAAGGCAGCTAAGGAAGTGTTGGAACTGTTCAGTGGTAAGGCATACAACGTCAAGCTCAAGCGTGGTAAGGATGCTAACGACTACCTACTAAGTAACGACAGGGTAGCGTACATGAACGAGTGGTGGGATGGTGAAGCCTTTGTACCTAGTGGCATCATCAACGGCTCAGCTCTACGTGACGATGTGATGAAGCCTCTGTCTATGCCTATCTTTTCTTGGCCGTGGGATGGCTTGAACTTAATGACCTATGGCATACACGCTGCCTCTATCATAACCTTGACAGCTGGCACAGGTAGCGGTAAGACTACGTTGCTCAAGCAGGTAGTGGACAAGGCTATGACAGACACTGAGTTTCCTATAGGTATGCTGTCGTTAGAGGAAGGCACAGACACAGCAGCTCTATCGTTGATGTCTATGTACGCTAACAAACGCTTCCACCTACCAACTAAGTCACAGATGCTAACGATCTTGAATGATCCAAACAACATCAAGCACAAGCCTGGCTTAGCTGACGAGGTGACAGATGAAGAGAAGTCCGAAGCGTTTGAGCAAGTGTTAGCAGGTGGTCGGCTATGGTTCTATCAGCACAACGGAGACTCGACAGTGGACTCAGTGTGTGACACCATCAAGTACATGAGCAAGGTAGTGGGCTGTCCTGTTGTCATACTAGACCACGTTAGTATCTTGGTTGGTATGCAACACAGCCGTAGACAGACGTCAGAACGTGAGGCTATTGACGACACCATGCACATGCTACGTAGCTTAGTAGAAGAGACAGGTGTTACCATACTACTCGTGTCTCATTTGTCTAAGGGTAGTAGCAATGACACTAGCCATGAAGAAGGTGGTCGTGTTAAGATGTCACAAATGAGAGGCAGTAACGCTATCGCTCAGCTATCTAACTTAGCCATTGCTATAGAGCGTGACACACAGGCTGAGGATGCACTAGATAGTAATCTCTCTACACTTAGAGTGCTAAAGAATAGACTGAGTGGTGAGACAGGCGTAGCCACTGTGCTACAATGGGATGAGAAGACAGGTAAGTTAAACGAATTACTCGAAAGAGTTTACACAGGTGATCCACTATGAGATGCTTAGCATGTAACGTAGAACTAACAGATAACGAGGCAGCATATCAAAACGAGAACGGCTACGTAGATATGTGTGGTGATTGTATCAAAGCCAGCTCAGACACTAGCCCAATGGAGCCAGACTATGTCAAAGAAAGTATTGGACTTAGAAACGAAGACGACTAAGGATCACATCTGGATAGCTGGTGTGTTGGATACAGAGACTGGTGTGTATACACAGTACGAGACATCTGATGGGCTACGTGGTGCTATCAACGAAGGCGACACCATCATCATGCATGGCGGTATAGACTTCGACCACCCTGTATTGAAGGCTGTATGGAACTACGACTTCCCTGACAACGTTACCTTCATTGATACGTTGGTCATGAGCAGGCTGTACTGGCCCAGTATGGAAGGAGGACACAGCCTAGCTGCTTGGGGTAAGAGACTTAACTTTGGTAAGGGAGACTTCACAGACTATGACGGACCAGTCATGCACCATGACTACTGGCAGACACATCAGTGGATTGAGGGTGAAGGTGAGATAATCTTAGACCCACCAATAGAGCATGTGAAGCTAGAGCCTTGGGAGGATTGGTGGGAGCGTATGACTGTCTACTGCGAACAAGACTGTCGGTTAACGTGGAAGTTGTATGAGCATTTGATGCATAAGATGCGACAGTGGCAGGTAACTAAGACAGCGTTCGACTTAGAGCATGATACACAGTGGGTTGTGTCGGAGCAGGTTAGGAATGGCATACACTTTAACATACCAAAGGCGCAGGAATTGTACGCTAAGCTGAATACCAGGCTGTCAGAGATTCTAGTCGAGATGCAAGAAGAGTTTCCACCTATAGTAACTGAGCGCTGGTCAGACAAGACAGGTAAGAGACTAAAGGATGGAGTAGAAGACTTCAACCCTAACGCTAGGCAGCAGATAGCTAAGCGTCTAATGGCTAGAGGCGTTAAGTTTACTAAGTACACTGAGATAAGTGGTGACGTTCAGATCAACGGAGACATACTGGAAGCGCTAACACACCCAGCTGCTGCGTCTATTCAAGAGTACATGATGTTAGGTAAGCGAATCAGTCAGCTTGATCAGTGGTTTGAGTTCGTTGACGTAGACACGAGCAGGATATATGGACAAGTTAACTCGATGGGTGCTGGCACGTATCGTATGTCACAGTTCAAGCCTAACCTGGCACAAGTACCTGCTACGGGTAAGCCATACGGTACAGAGTGTAGAGAGTTGTTCGATGTAGCAGATGGTAACGTTATGCTAGGGTGTGACGCTTCAGGCTTAGAGCTAAGGATGTTCGCACACGCTACAGGTAACCTAGACTACGTTGAAGCTGTGACAGTAGGTGACCCGCACCAGTTCCATGCTGACATACTAGGCATTGAACGCAGGATAGCTAAGACATTTATCTATGCTTTCTTGTACGGTGCAGGTAATGGTAAGCTAGGTAGGATACTGGGTGGCTCTATGAAGGACGGAGCAGGGGCTAGGATCGAGTTCACTGAGAAGCTGGTAGGGTTGTTAGACTTAAAAGAACGTGTCGAGAAGGAGGCTGAGAAGGGCTACGTTACGGTCATAGACGGTAGGCGTATCAGAACTAAGTCAGCACACTCAGCACTTAACTACAGACTGCAAGGTGACGGGGCGTTAGTAATGAAGAGAGCATCAGTTAACTGTCATAGATACATACGTGAGTGGAACCCTGTTGTCAAACCTATGCAGGTAGTGGCAGCACACGATGAGTGGCAGTTCGAGGTAGTACCAGGCAATGCAGAACAACTAGGTAGGTTGGCTGTTGAGTCTATTAGACAGGCAGGTAGAGACTTTAACATGGTGTGCCCACTAGACGGTGAGTACATGATCGGTCAGTCATGGGCTGAAACACATTGATAGCTAAGGAGTTATAGCATGATTGAAATAACAGAATCAAGACTTAAAGAGTTAGAAAGAAGTCAAGCAAAACTAGATGCGTTAGAGGCAGGAGGTGTAAACAACTGGGAGAACTACTACGATTCTCTAGCTGAATACAACGCAGAAAACGAGCGCGAAGAATACATAAATTATATACTCCAAGCTCTTGAAGAGGCTTTTACAACAGGAGCTTATGAGCCTTCCGAGAGAGGTGCGGGTTTCTGTGCCAGTCAGCAGGGAAGGGAGGATGCGTTTGAGATATTAACTAAATCACGTTTTAGTTTGATAGCTAAGGAGTAAACATATGGCAATGAGTTGACGCAGCACAGAATAAATGATATAATATACATATACTATGAAGTATTAAACTAAACAACTAAGAGACTATATAATATGAGTAAGCCTAATCCAAATCTAGCAGTAAAAGCAATCCTCTACTGGCCCAACCTAGACAAAGTAAACAAGATGTCTGGTAAGTTCCAAGTAGACTTAACCAACCTAAGTCCAGCAGCTGTTACCGCCCTATCCGAACAAGGTATTAAGATAAAGACTAAGACTGAAGAGATGGGTAGTTTCATCACCTGTAAGTCTGAATACGTTATCGTCCCTGTCGATGAGGAAGGTAATGAGGTTACAGCTACTATCGGTAACGGTACTAAGGCTACTGTTCAGTTACGTATCAAGTCCGGTAGGCATCAACAGTTCGGACCCTGGACTATAGCATCTATCAGTAAGCTAATCGTCACCGAAGTTGTAGAGTATGACGATCCAGACGATCCAGACGATTCAGACGTACCTGATTACGCTGACGCTTTATAGACTAATCGGGTGGCTTAGATAGCACCCTTCTTTTTTGAGTGAGGTAACGTATGAGTAACGTTAAAGACATAACAGATTCAACGCCTAACCAAGGAACTATTAAACACCTTGAAGGTTTGTTGGAGAAGGCTAAGTCAGGAGAGCTTAGAACGGTCTTCGATATATGTGGCTGGGACGACGACACAAGCAGCACAGGTTGGTCTTTTGATAGTAGAAACAGTATGATTAAGTTTCTTGGTAGGTTAAGTATCGCCAAGGCAGAGATTGAATGTGCTATGCTGTTGAAAAACCCTGACACAGACTTACGACAAGCACTGGATGGGTATCTATGAAGCAACTAAGAATGTCTTTAGTAGACGAGCTACACATAGACGGTGACTTGTTCATCTATCGCGTTGGCTTTGCTTGTAACGATGAGTCGTTAACATACGCTCAGTACACGATGGACAGAATGATAGGGGCTGTATTGTTAGCCTACCCTGAGACACCATACAAGATATACTTAACAGGATCAGGGATTGACAACTACAGACACAACTACGCTATCACAGCGCAGTACAAAGGGAATCGTAAAGGAACTGAGAAGCCTATACACTACGAGGCACTGCGTAACTATCTACTAGACACGTACGATACAGACTTAAGTGCTGGCAACGAAGCTGACGATACAATTAGCATAGCAGCTACGTCAGCTAAAGCAGCTGGCCGTCTACCATGCATCGTATCAGTTGATAAAGACTTCGATCAGATAGCTGGTCTACGTTATGACTTCGTTAAAGAAGTAGAAGTGTGGAAGACTACAGAGGAAGCTAAGCGTAACCTCTATCGTCAAGTCATGGAAGGTGACGTAGCT